CGAGTAAGTTAATTGTGGTATAAAGTCACGATAAGACGTTTCCTTGCTCAATCCCACAGGTTTAGAGATAAATGAGTAGTTTGTGCTTATAGCAGTTTCAGACATAGGGACAAGTGCTGTCTGGATAAATCTAAATTTATCCATATAACGCAAACTTGATTGAGCAGAACTTTCAAGAGCAAACGTTGCTGGACTCGAAGAGAACACGCAACGGTTTAATCTAAACATCATATCCTCATTAATGTATGGTGTGTATTCCATACTGTTCTGAGATTTGTATAATGTTCCTAGATACGGTTGTGAGGCAACAAATTCGTTATTCGTTGTCGTTGCACCCTTTTCAGCTACCCACAAAGATGTATCTGGTGTGTCTGAAAGAACTACAATAGCATACATACCAGGCTTCAAGAACACTGGTGATGGGAACGTAAATTTAGTTGCTGTTGCGCTATTTGTTAGCGACGGATTATCTGATAATACAATCTCTGAAGGATACTTAACAACAACAGATTCTGGATACCAGAAATCTGCAGATGGCGTAGCATTCACTGTAGGTCTAATTTGAACCATAATAGGAATGTCTTCGTCGTCTTTAGATTTAAAGAACAAATCAACACTTTCCAAGAACATACCGTTTGGATACACGGTATCATCAACAAAGAACGTTTGTGCCAACGGATCGACTCTCCAAGTTTGTGTGATTCTAGATGTTGATGATGTTTTTTGTAGTATAGGTGAAGTAACGTTTCCTACTAATTGAGGTTCAACATCAATGTTATAAACTGTGTTTAAAAGATTAGTTTTATCTACTTTCAAACCCGAACACACGTATGTTTTTTCGCTGAATGAAATTGCTTCAGTATCATACGTGTTATTGAATGACTCCGTTAATCTGAATTTTCTTTCGCCTGTGCGGAAAGTTGCTTTAGGTGGAATAAAGATACCAGACGCTTGACCTAGTTTATTAGTGACTGGATTACCAATACTATAAATCCAAGTGCCGGTTCTATTAGCGGTAGTAGTAGTGCCACTAATTGTAGCTACTTTGGTTGATGTGTTGTATCCTATAATAGTATATTGATTACCAACACCACCATCCACTGAAGTCTCTTCGTATACTAAACTAATAGTATTTCCTGAGATATTAACACTTGGTGCGTCAGACGCTAAAGTAATTGTGCTAGAACCAACAGCACGAGTTAAACCAGATCTGTGATCATTCACTGAGTTGATTACAAAGTATTTACCAGAATCCAACCCAAAAACAATTTTACTTGTTAGAGGTTTACCTGTGGCATTAATAAAGCTTGCGTTAGCGGAACCTACTTCGGCGTTAGTCACCGTCACTATATCGTAGCTAGTGCCACCAGATATGAAGCTAGCTAAATTAGCAGCTAAATCTACGGTAGTGTTTGCTATCAAACAATTCTCGGTTGATAACAAGGTGACGTTTGCGTTTAGTGTTACTTTGTTTGGAACAACAATATATTTGTTAACATCAACGTCATCAAAGAAAGAATACATCTTAGTATTCGGTCTCATAGCGTTAGCATTAAAAATAATAGGACTAGCCTTCATGTATGGTTGAATTGCTATATCAGTGACAAAACTACCAACATCAACTTCACTTGATGATGTACTAATTTGCTTTTGATATAATTCAGCACCAGACGATATGAAAGTTGAGTCTGTTGTTGTTTGTAAATTACCGTTAGTTCTTTTACCTAGTCTTACTGTTCGGTTTGTAACAGTTGTAATAGTTTCAAACCATTTATTATCAACAATCTTTGCAAAAGGATTATCTTTGTCGTTAATCCAATTAGGATTTGTTTTATATTCTTGATCAGAAATAAATTTAAACGCGTCGTTAACAAAATTGAATGCAGACTCAAGACCTTGTGCTGAGTTTAAAGTAACCTGAGCGGTAATGTCGGTATCAACATCAGCAGCATATTCCGGAACAAGTTTCAAACTACCTTTAAAATTAGCGTATAAAGCGTTAGCAATTGGTATTGATTTTGTTGCGTAAGGTTGCGTTGCAAATACAGCAGTTGTGTAGTCTAACAATAAGGATTTCTTACTGTTGACACCTACAGTATTATAAGCACCCAAACTAGCCGCTTCGTTCAATTCTAGTTTAAACGTTCTCATTAAAGAGGCTGGTTTTAATTCAGAATCTTCAATTAAATTACGGTTATCAAAACCAACATCCGACCTTGTTGCTTGAGTGTCTGTAGTAATGAAATTGTCTGTTAAAATACCATACTTAGAACGCTCTAAACCATTAGCGTCAAGTATTTTAGAATCTGTTGCAGACTTCTCTAAGCCAGTCAAGGCTACATAATACTCAAGAGTTTTAATACGAGTCTCGAAAGAACCAATATCGTTCATAGTAAAGCGACGGTTGTTTTTAAAATCCGCTTTAATTTCTTTAACAGATTCTGTGTATGCTGGCACACTTAGAGTGTATATTAGCATATCCTGTTGATCTACAGGAGGGGCAATAGGTTTAACTGACGGTTTACCTTTAACTACACCAAACTCACGAGATGGTTTAACAACAACTTGATCAATTCTAGACAAGTAGTATTCAGCGCTTAATGTTGCTACACTATCAGAATCTACGTTAACTGCACCAGTAATGTTATCTGAACCAATTCCTCTTGTGGGTCTGAAGTCTAAAGCGGAACGTAACTGCGTAAATTTACTATCAAGTTTATTGTCAAAATACGTAATGTCATCGTAAGTGAAGTTAGAGCCTGCTTTCAGATAAGAATCTACAGTAAACAAACCATCAATTTGTGGTGATGGTGCTGATTGATGGCTTAGATACTTATATTGAACATAAATTCTACCACGAGGAGAACTATACCCACGTTTCAATTTAATTGTTGCGTGATCGTAGTGAGTTCTTCTTTGGCCATTATCAAACTCATAGTTTGATGTAACGTTATGTGCATCGCTAGTCAACATAGCGGTAGTTACGTTGGCTGAATTTGATAAAGAATCTGTAATACGAACGATCTGATAAACATCAGGTACTTGTAAACTAACGTTTTTACCTGGTGTTTTTAAATCAGTAAGCGAGCTAGCACCATTAAACCACGTTGCTCCAATATCTCTAAACACAATACCAACACTAGACACTACAGTTTGGTTGGTTGAATTAGATGCGTCTAACGTGTTTGTGGCATCCAATTCAGCAGGAACTTTAGCGTGTAAGTCGACGTCTGCGGTCAGTGGTAATAATTGTTTACCTCGGATAGCACCTGAAGTGCCATTTTCCGCATTATTTACTTTAGTTTTAACAATGAAGTCTGCTCTAACGCCAGATGTTCCTACATCAATACTCAGTGAGGAAGTACTTACAGCAGTAACCGTAAAGTAGTTGTTAGCTAGACTTAATACTGTATTAGCAACGATACCAGAAGTTCCGTTAGCTACTGTGTTATATTTAACAAAACAGGTAATGTTATTCAATATAGTGGTGTCGTCTAAAACTCCACCAGCACCCGCAAAAGCAAACGTGTCTGTTCCCTCTGTTGATAACGTAATGATACCACCAGCATCGGATAATTTATCGTGATATACTTTCTTAGAGTAGAAGTCTAGATTCGAAATGGATCCAGCTTTAATAGCGTCGAAAGGTAAATCAAAAACAAGAGCTTGTCTATTTGGTTCTGTGACGTAAGCGTATCCTGTTAAAGTATCTTTCGAGTCTGTATCAATATCTGCAGCAAACGTTTTTGAAAGACCTGAACGAATTACAACAGACTCTGCAACTTTAAAGTCTGAGTCGATAGAGAATGTGTTTGCACTTGATGGCGTGAATGGTAGATTTTGTGATAGCGTAATTACTCGAGTCGATCCAACTGACGATGCAATTAAAATTGGCTGAACTGAAGTGCCACCAGCATCAGTAATTCTAAAATACATGTTAGCGTAAGCGTCGTTACTTGCACTAGTTGAGAAACCTGCAGGTAAAGTAATTGTGTTTGCAGAAGCAGCGGACGCTATCGTTCCTGTAATAGATGTACCAGTCACGTCAAAAACACTAGTTTTCAATGAGTGGGTTTGTCCGTTTGCAGAATCAGTAGAGTCGTTATAACCTAATGTACTTACTCGTAACGAACCAACGATAGTTGAGTTATACGCAGCAGTTGTTGAGACGTTGACGCTTCCTGTAGAAACACAGTGGATATCTAATTTAGGAAACGTTGATATATCCAACGAACCGTTAACAGAATTCAAAGTTACAGTGCTTCTTACAGCGGTCGGTAAATCGTAATCAGAAATGTTAGACGTGTCGCGTGCTCTATCGATAGCTATAGTCGTTGGAGCAATTGTTTGAAACTCGTATCCACCAACGTACGCTTTACCTGGATCAATAACAGCAGAGAATTTATCTGCTTGAATGTTATTGTTAGCGTCGTAAGATTCTTCTTGTAACGAGATAACGAAAGGATCTACAGTATAATTACCTGATTCGTCGTACGTACGTCGAGCTAACGTCTTCTCAATTTCACTGTATATAGGGTAATTAATTTCTTTAGTTTTTACACCATTAACGATACGAATGATTTCAAAGAAAGATGAGCTATCTGCAGAATCTAAAGTACGTTTAGATAGAGTTGTTGATATTTTAAATCTGTTTGCGCCTGGCGCTTGATAGTTGTATGCACCTTGAGCTGGATCTAGTAGTGAAGTGTCGTCAATATAATCAACGATCAACTCTTCAAACTCGATACCAATCTTATATGATGGTTGAGAGAATACGGTTGTTGATAGGTGTCCTTTACGATAAAAGGTTTCAAGAACCAAAAATTGTGGGGTTACTTTAACAAATTGTCCTTTGAAATAATAAACACCTTCTTGGATACTTGCTACGTACGAACGACCGACAGCATTTGAACCGTAAACCTGAGCGTATATATTTTGACCAAATATTTTTATTTCGTCATCTTCAGCAAACAAGTTACCACTTAAATACTTAACAATAAGAATAGGTTGAGCAGTCGAAGTGTCTACAGCAATAACTTTTGCACGAACTTGTTTAGATGAGTTGTATGATGTTATTGTCTTACCTAAAAAATCTGTAGGAGTGATGTCGATACTGTTGTATTGAGTTTGAAGAGTAACGTAGTTTGCTCTATCGTCCAAAGAGACTTTACCACCAATGATAGGACTACCACTCTTAAAGATGTGGTTACCAAATTTTTCAATCTGATTAGATAGTATAGTTTGTAGTTGGGTAAGCTCACGCGCTTGGACCGAATACCCAGGTTGGAATAGAACTCGTAAAAAGTTCTTGTCCTCATCAAAGTCGTCATAATATGGATCGTAATTGAACGTAGTTGTCATTTTTTACCTTTAAAAACTAACTATAAATCTAATTTTGTCTATCTGATTGTTGTCTCTACTAATTTTTGCTTTGTCAGAAACGATTAAAGTTTTACCTGAGTATAATTTCATAGATGGGCTAGCTATTCTAGTAGCAACACGTGTTGCTCCAGAAGTGAACCCTTTCAACGCTTGGTTGAGAGATATAGTACCCTTAACATTATTCACGTACAATTCATTTTTAACTTCATCAAAGGATAACACATCAGCAGAAAATGTTGAGGCGCCGTATGTGACCCCTTGGAATACTATTTCATCGTTATTAAAATCACCTATACCTGGTGATGTATTTATTGTCGTGTATAAACTATAAAATTCATCTGTCGCTAGTGCATTCGTAGAAACAATTTTGGGGTTAGAAACTAACATCACTTCCCTAAAATCGTTATCTGTAGGATATATCGAATCTGGTCCTGGTCCTTCAAATTGAATACAGAACATAATGTTATTTGCTCTCAATTCGTAATCAGGAGCGTATCCGTGACCATCTTGTGGAGATATTAGAATCTCAGCTGAAGCGTTTAATCCTACACCACCACTAACGTCAGTAAAACTCACGTTTGCTCTAGTATAGTTTGATCCTCTGTCCTGGATAACGATATCTTGGATCTGACCACCAGAAACGTTAGCTTTTAATACAGCGCCGGTACCGTCACCTTTTACTGTAATAATATCCTGAACTGGACCATTTAAATAATTGTTGCCAGTATTTGTAATATTTACAATATCAATACTTCCATTAATAGCTGCCTCACGAACGAATTTGTTAGTGAGAGCAGGCATCCAATTTTCATCCATAAACCATTGTTTTTGGAATGATGATATAGTATACAAGTATTTCCATTTATAACCATCTGCTGTCATCATATAAGGCTCTTCCATTGATGTTGTGGATAGAGTTAGTGATGGCTCTGAAGTAGACACAACACCTTCATTATTATTCAAACACTTGAACACTTGGTCGGAAGAATTCTTAACGTAAAAGTTTGTTGTTGACTCATACGTGTTGTATACAGTGTTTGATGTCCAATTAATTCTGGGTACAACTAAGTTTGCATTTACTAACGACGCCACTCTTGCACCGTACGCTCTACGCCAATATTCATTTAACTCATCAATTGACTCACCTGGCGTTGGAATAACCTCAGTACCTGTATTCCAGGGTGTTTGTTTACCAATAATAGCGTAGATATAAGATTTTCTATCATCGGGTAAATATGAATTGGCACCAATATTTAACAAGTTTAAAAATTGTTTTGCCATCAATACTCGGAAGTTTTGTGTAATTAGATTATTCATATTCTTTATTTATTATCTTTTTTCTAGAGTAGTTATTACTGAGTTAGAATTTGTTCTGAAATTTGTATCCACAATGATAGTGTTTCCAGATACACCAGTCACTGTTCTAACTTCGTTATAAACGACGTTTATAGTAGTGTTGTTTGCTGTGACGTAGATGATATTAGACGTAATTAGATTATTTGCGCTAATAACATTTGCAACAAAGGTCGTGTTACCAGAACCTAGATATATCGTATCACCATCATATAAGTCATTAATAAAGTTCGTATTTGTCCCTACAACGTTGTTACCTGATATATTAATCGTACCGCTAATTCGACGTGAGACACCCGTAAGGATAACAATATCTCCCACGTTTACTGTGTTTGCTAGATTAGCAGATGTGTTCATAGTCATTACGTTTGAACCGTTAGCTATATTGAACGAGTTTGCCATTGTTTGTGCAGTTACAAGAATAACGTTTGCATTTCCTTGAACTCCAATCACGTGAGTTTCAATTCTAGTTGCAAACGCCTTCATACCAGCTGGATGGATAATATTTGATACGGTGTTCTTGTAGAATTTGTAGTCGTAATTTGATTTAATTGCGTACGTGAAGTTGTTGTATCTTACAGCGTCTTGTAATTTCTTATCCCAGTTTAAAAACCCTTCAGTATTTAAGTATATACCAGGATATCTGATTAATCCGTTTTCAAAAGTTGCATTTGCTTTAGCTAACCCGTTGCCGTAATAAGTAATTGATCCCGACACTACGTTTGCTGAAACTACACCATCGTCGGATATCAGAGGTAAATTGTTGTTCAAGGTTCCTTTGTAATCAAAGATTCGTAGGGAATTGTTTGATGAAATGAATCTATCTACGTACGCAGTAAATGATGTGAGCGTGTTTGATGCACCTTGATACAATCTAACGTTTGAAGAAAACGTTTGTCCAACGGTTACGTTTGCTACAGTTAAGTCAGCGTTTCGCAGTGAGATAGATGGAGTAGAAATATAATCGTATCCGTAGCTTGATATTTTTAGTTTGGTAATTTC